CGAGGAGTGAGAAAATCTCCCATGCAACTACAACAAAACGAAAGCAAACAAAACGAACTCAAGCGAAACTCAAGCCTCTCGAAACGTTACTTTGCTAGCAAATCCCAAATCGCAAAATTGGTAAAACACATTCATCAACACTGCAACTCATGGCAACTGTGAAATCTGACGTGAACTTTAAGGTTGAACTTGTGGAATTTTTAAGCACGCATAGCATCCAAATGATGACTGGAAACCCATTAACAATCCCTGATAAAACGCGTGCGAAGCTAGTTGATTTCGTTAAGAAATATTACGAGGTTAACAAAGGTGAACAAGCAAAGGACTTTGTTATGCTTGATGGTGAAGGAAAGACCATAGCAAGCATGCCAATGGCAGTCACTAGCTCCACGAAATTTAAAACATTTCTTGAAGCGGGGCTTCGTCTTCCTGCACAAGCTTCATTTTTAGGCTGCGATAAGGTTGTTAAATGCATCAAAACCCAACAGCAGCATCTGGCACACATAAGGCTTGCTTCAAACGACTATGTGTATGGTGGAATTTCGAAATCATGCCCAATTCCGATGATTAAGGGCATGGTTCCAAAACCTGGATATTGCTTCCTTAACGTCATAGTAGCTCTCAGCTACTTTGTGACAGCAGAGTTCGATCAGATCTTTGAATCCACCATAAGTGATGTGATGGAAAATCTTGGGCCGTGGCCTAAGCTTGAGGCAGTTAGCAAAGCTGTTCAATTTATCATTGCTAAAGTTCCGATACTTGGACCGCTCCCTATTCCTTCGATGGCCATAAACCATGAAGATAAGCTCATACACATCTGTGATCAAAGAGGCGTTCCAAATGGCTGGCACGTCCTTAAAGTGGGAACCGCTTCAGAGCTTGCAAACGCAGGCTTAATTAAAGGGAGCACAATTTCTGGCAATTTTGTCGGTGTTTTCGGAGATGCACCGGAGGAGAGAGTTTTTTATGTCGAGAACTTAACAAAAGTCAAACACGCTTTAACTAAGTGGAGAAAACCTGAAGCATTTTTGAGCGCGTTAACACAAGACATCAATTTGATGTCATTCCTTCTCATGTCACCTTCTCTCCTTGTGAAGCTGCAGCGCATACTTGAAAAAGGAGCGAATGAAGCTCTAATGCTTGATGTCATCGAGAGATCCACAAACGATAAGATTATCACAGCAAATCTTATCAAGGCAGCTTTGGAAGGGATAACGGTGAAGCTTGGCGAAACGAAGCTCGAAAAGGTCTGGCTCCATCTTCTTGAAGTGGTTAGGGTTCAGCTCGACTACAATGAATGTCAGCGAAATAAGGATATAATCGATGCATGTGGTATGGTATACAATCAACTGTGCAAGGAGAAAAAATCAATATATCACTACGAAAAGCAGGTTTATCTAATGAGCGAGGGCGAATTTCAGCGCACATTTTACTACTCGCCTTTGTCGCTTGGCGAAGCTGTCAGCGGATTTGTCAGCACAAAGTTCGACAATTTGTTAGCAAAGCCAAAACTGAAATTAAATTGCTTCTCCGACGGCATCGATAAGAATAACTTTGGCTTGTTTCTTAACGTTATGAATATATCAATTATTAAACTCTTGTTATTTGCAGGGCGGATGTATAATGTTTTTCGAGTGTTCTTCTGTTTGTGTGCCTTCTGCTGGGGTTTTATGTCACTAGGAAATTTGGCGTATATGGCATTTAAGACTGTGGTTCTTAGACGCCTATCTGGAAATTATGAGAAGCTGCTCATCTTTGGCTGTGTTTTTGCACTTTATGAAGTCGGTAGTTTCATCGTTAAAAAGAGGAAGGAGAAGCAACAAAAATCGCAGCCGAATGAAGGTGAGTTCTTGCAAGCCTACGGGAAGAGTAGCGAAAAGAAAATGATGTCTGCTATGGCGATGATAACTCTCTTTGTACATGCTTTCGACATGGATCTAGCGCTCATGATGAGCAATTCGCTGAACCATGTTGCACGACTAGCCAATATGTTAACTGACACAACATCAGGTTGGTTAGTCGGCGGGGCTAACACACAAGAGCTGCAAATGAGACTCTTTGACGTCGTTCTTGAGGTTGACGAAGTGATGGAAAAGGAAGTTCAACAGATGAACATATACGAGGGTGGAACTGAAACATTCTCTTCATGGATTAATGAGCAGATAGCCCTTGGAAATGATAACACACGGCCATTAGCTTATGGCAGAGATGATTCTGTTTTCTTCGTTGACAGAGAAAATGCTGTTCAGGTTGGACAAGACATGACCGAGACTAGGAATGCATGGTCACAAGTTGTCGGACAAACTGGTTCTGGAAAATCTACAAGAGTCCCTCTGGCCTACTATAACAAATTGCAAACATTACCAGGAAGAGCTCGAAGCATCTTGATTTGTGAACCAACCAAAGCAACAACACAGAATGTTGCATCTGCAATATCTCACCAACACGGTAAACAGGTTTATTTTAAACACGAGGGGAAAGAGCAGGCTGGGGATCCAACCATACAGGTGATGACGTACGGAACTGCTTTCTTCCGAGCTTGCAACAACCCAGTCTTCATTGATGGATTTGATGCAGTTTTCTTGGACGAATCACATCTAGTCTCAGCACATGCGCTTGCTTTAGAGTCATTACTAAATAAGCAAACGCACACACGGAAATTCTACGTTTCGGCAACACCTCGGCGTCACGTCAACCAGCAGCAAGGAACGCGTAGATTCCAAATTTTCGAACATCACATCGAGACTGCTGATGTTAGTGACTTCATATCTTCGATCGGGAAGAATGGAAACCTTGACGCAACACAGTTTGGAGATAAAATTTTAGTCTTTTTGTCAGGGAAGAAAGAATGTGATCGAGCTGCAGCAAGAGTTTGTGCTGAGGTTGGTTCTGTCAGAGCTACATCGCTACATAGCGGAAACTTTGAAACCAATTATGACAAGATTTGTAATCAACTGGATCAGCCCGGGAAGTTCATCATTTTCTGCACAAACATACTTGAGACTGGAGTCACGCTCAATGTTGATGTGGTTGTTGACTTTGGTTTTACAAACACACCCCTCTTAAACACAGTTGAGAAAACACTTCTCCTCCACAAGAGACGTGTGACCAAATCAGAAAGACAACAAAGAGTTGGCAGAGCGGGTAGGCTGAGAAATGGTCACGCAATTATCATAGGGAAGGTTTCAGAACCCAGCGAAACCGTTTCTGCTGAGGTTGTCTTTGAAGCTGCTCTCATCTCCTTCGTCTACAATCTGGATGTTTATGTGAACGCCCATTTCGATGCAGCGTGGCTTGGTTCAATTACAAAAGAGCAAGCACGAACAATGTTGTCCTTTCGTGTGTCACCATTCATCATGAGAGATCTTGTTTTTCCAAGTGGACATGTGCGGCAAGAGATGTTAAACTGTCTTAAAAACAAGCTGCAAAGGAGCGCCTCAATCAAAACAGCCAACTACACTTGCGTTAACCATGTTTATGAGAGCTGGCCGAAAATGGATCACCCATTTGTGAGCACAATCATGCAAGGTGAACCAGGTAGCGCTGAAAGATTAAGCAAGCTGCGAACGCCATTTGTAACGCACGACATTGGAGACCTCAATCTCGAGGAGTTTCTTCGCTGTGTTGACTTGTACAAACCTAGCATCTTAACGCGATGGGGCAGGCCCGTAAAGCAAAGCACAAATGTTTTGATGCATGTGAGCTCAAGCAACGTTCATGAAACAATTCGTGTTGCAACCTTGTTGCGGCATGATTACAATCAGCAAATACACATGAAACAACATGCACAACGACTGCATCAGGACTCACCATTCGCTTACTTCTTTTCCAAGAAAACAGTTGATGAGCTTTCAGCAAACATTGGAAAACAAGTTGCGATCGCACAGAGGAACATACAAAAACTTGACAAGTTCATATCCAATCTTGAAATATTTGTTACAATGAATGAGGTTGAAGGAGATATTGAGCTGACTCAACAAGATATGCATGAGATTGGGCAAAGTCTTGACTTACAAGCGGATGGAAAATTCTCTCGCGACACGCTGTGTGACACCCTCAATCTAGAAAGTTTGCCATCAACAACATTTCGCGACGCAGTTATTATCGGGAGAAAGAAAGCAGTTTGGGCGATCATGATTTTATGCTGTGCAGCCTTCGGTGGTCTGGTGTGGTGGTTGATGTGGGATGATGATGATGGTCTGAACAACGAGGAAAACAAGCAGCGTCGTAAAGAAGTTTGTGAAGAAGTGTTGGAGATGAAGGGAAAATCGTTCAACCGGGACAGGAGAAACCCAATGATGCAAGACACTATTGATATGGCTGATTTCTATATGCGTGATAATGAGGATTTCGTAAAATTGAGAAAGAAGAAAAACAATGCTCGTGATGACTCACAAGGAGGATTAGTTCAGCGTTTCATGTCACAATCCAAACCATTTATCACGCTCTATGACATAAACAACGATGCCGATATTGTCAACGCAGTATTCATGGACCATAATAAGCAAGCATTTTATGAGACTGCGAACCCATTAAAGAACATGGAACAAGTTAGACAACATCTCGATGAACATAAAGAGAAAGAAGGAGGTCAAATATTTTGGGGAGACGACGCCGATTACACATTATTTTGCAACATAACGAAGCGAGATGGGTCGGTTCTTCGAGTTAGACTAACACCCCACATGCCACATAAGTCAACAACATCTGGAGGGGCTCAAGGTTTCCAAAGCAAAGCCGACTGCTATAGGCAGACAGGAGAAACAGAAGTTCTTGTCCAACCAACACAGAACTTAGAAATCGACACACGATTGCCTGTTAACAACATTAATCTTGATGTCGCCAATATGATTGGAAAGGTTCGAATGGTCAATGGCTCACTGCATTGCATATTATACAAGGAATTCATCATTTTGCCAGCTCATGCCATGATGTCCAAATTTCCAATTGATTTAGTGTTCAAGCACAAGACAATCACCATTAACGAGCTCCCAGAAGCATATTGCTTTCCAGGATTTGACATCATGTTGATTAAACGACCAACATCTCTCGCACCGGTAGCTTGTCGAGCAACTGTTGCTCAAGCTAGTGATGGAATAATCGTTCAAATTGTGCATAAAAAGCATGTAACTGAGAAAACAGTTCTGACGGTTACAGCTCCAACCCATCAGCGCGCTGATTACAGATGGGCTCATCAGATACCAACTGTTGCAGGAATGTGTGGAGCGCCGGTTTTGGAGGTTGCAACAGGGAAAATCGTCGGAATTCACGTAATGGGAGACACATTGATGAAACATAATGTGTTCGAATCATTCAACAACGACATCATGGCACTCTTGAACACCAATGACAAAAAGACAATTTCAACATTTCAAAGAAGCAAATTAACGTCTTGGTCATTTATGCCTGAAGTGCATGGATATGATCCAAAGAAGCTTAAAAATCTTCAACATGAGCAGTTCGAGTTTTTGGAATTTTCACGAGATACTAGTGTATACACCGTTGAAAATATGAATGCTGATGCGAAGGCAGGGGGTCTTTTCACTCCAAGAACACTTGAGGAACCAAGATCTTTACCACCGAGTGTTTCAGCACTTCACATGGACAATCTCGCCTACATGAATGGGTTACTGAATCCACGGCATGTCATCACAGGCGAGAGTCCATACTGGCTTGAATTCAAGAGGTTTCACCCACGACAAGTTAAAGGCATTGAAGAATTTGAGAACAAATATGCACCGAGTGTTCTGAGTTATGATGCATACTGGAAGGACCTTCTCAAGTTCAACCGGTTGGAGAATCCAAAGCTTAAGTATGATAGGGATGCCCTTAAACATGCTACATTGGCAGTGGTTGAGCAACTTAAAAGGGCTGGTCTGACTGAGACTAAGATACGAACAAGTGAAGAAGTTTTAGGAGACATCCAATGGGGTAAGGCAGCAGGCCCAATGTACGCAATGAAGAAAAATGAACTCTGCAAGAATCTTACAGATGAGGAGTTAACAATGCTCTCGATTCACTGTAAGAAACAGCTCATTGAAGGGAAAAATTGCGGAGTGTGGAATGGCTCGCTCAAAGCTGAATTGAGGACAAAGGAAAAAGTCTCTCAAAATAAAACAAGAGTGTTTACAGCTGCTCCAATAACAACACTGGTGGCATCCAAGCACTTTGTCGATGATTTCAACAAGCAGTTTTATGCCACACATCTGAAAGCAAACCACACAGTGGGAATAAACAAATTTCAAAGAGGTTGGGAGGATTTATACAAATTTCTCGACAGACCGGGGTGGCTGCATGGTAGTGGAGATGGAACAAGATTTGATTCATCGCTCGATCCTTTCTGGTTTGATTTATTATACAGTATACGATGTCATTTCTTCAACCAGGATGATCAAGCTGTGGCAAAGGAAGCATTGAAACACATGTATAGGGAATTTGTTTTTACTCCAATTCACACAACAACAGGACAAGTGCTGATGAAAAAGGTTGGAAACAACAGTGGTCAACCAAGCACAGTGGTTGATAACACATTGATTCTGATGTTGGCTTTCACATATGCGTACATAAGGAAAACTGGCGACACAACTTGCGAGAAGATGGACAGTTGTTTTCGTTTTGTGTGCAATGGTGATGACAACAAATATTCGATTTCAAAGGAGTTTAACGACACATATTCTGGAGACTTCTCGAAAGAAATTGGAGAACTGGGACTTGTTTATGAATTTGATGAGCTGACTGATGACATAACATTGAACCCATACATGAGTTTGGTTATGATACGAACAAAACAAGGGGTTGGGTTCCAGCTCCATCCGGAGAGAATTGTTGCGATCGTTCAATGGATCAAGCGTGGTGATATTCTTCAAGCAACACAAGCAGCTCTTGCTGCGACCATCGAAGCCTTTAATGATCCATGGCTCTTTGGAATCATGCATTTATATCTCGTATGGCTAATTTGTGAGAATTCTGAGCTGCTGGCCTTCGCATGCAGACAAGAGATGCAATCAATCTGCTACATGGACGCATATCAAATCTTTTCCTTACATTACGACAGACAAGATGATTCATTGCAACCCTTGTGTGATGAAACAAGCAACGAAAATCAGTACTTGAATGGAAAGGGTTATGTTAGTTTTGATGAGGCTGAAGGGTCGCAGGTTTTGGAGATGGACTTGGAATCAACTCCAGCTGAGCAATTGGCACAAAAAGAGAAAGGGAAGCTGCATGAGCAGAAACGAGATAGCAAGCCTGAATCATCTACTCAAGTGATGGAGCGCAACAGTAAACACAACAATCAACCAATTGAACTATCAGGTGATGTGGATGATGATGAAATTGAGTGGAGAATTCCCGCAATATCAAAATCGCTCAAACACGTAACAGTACCTCGAATCAAAGGTAAGGCTGTGTGGAATCAGAAAATTTTAAAGAAAATCTCTAAGGAACAATATTTTGAAACAACGCAAATGGCAACAAGTGAGAATTTTGAGAAGTGGATGGAGGCAATACGGAAGAACTTGGGAACAACAACTGAAGCAGATTTTCAGATTTGTTTAACATCTTGGTGTCTATGGACGGCAAACAACGGAACATCACCTGAGCTTGATCCATCGCAAGTAATGGAGGTGCATGCAAATGGGCAGATCATTGAAGTTCCAGTCTCAATCTTCATAGAACCAGCTGCCACTCTTGGAGGTCTGAGGAAAATTATGCGAAGGTTAAGTGGAGTAACTAGCAAAATTCTCGAGGAAGGTGGAGTTATGACTGCATGGGGAAAGAAGCGTGGTTTCACACAAAGAATGATGATCCCATATGCGTTTGATGCTTATATGCAAACTGATTCAACACCCAAAATCGTGCGAGAGCAATTAAACCAAAGCAAGGCAGCAGCAATTGGAAGTGGAGTACAGAGAGCAATGCTACTTGATGGGAAACTGCATAGGAGCAAAATCAGCTACGAGAGGCACACAGATGATGATCGCGATGAGTACGAACATAGCGATGCTGGCGATCAAAGGCCAACTTTATATTAAATGTTAATTTTATTACAGTTTAATGTGGAGTGTCTTTTATTTCATTTACATCCAAGTGTTGTGTTTGTGTGTGTTTAGTGTAGACAGGGCTTTATGAGTTCAATGGGAGTTTTTCGTGGGTTTTCTTCCAACGCTCAGTAACCCACAGCCCGCTTTATTTTCCTTTTAAATCTGTGCTGGATGCACGATTGGCAGCATAGCTGTTTATCCTATTCCGTGGAAGGATAT